TCAATGATGTTCATTGGTATGGTGCAAACAAACTAAAGTCTTTGTATTACTTCAGGTCTAATGCTGCACGTAATGCAGAGAACGTTAATATAAAAGTTCCACGTATCAAACTTGATGAAGTGGAATGCATTGCTTGTGAGGGATAGTATGTACTTACAACAACCAAACAATCCCAAGCCTGAGATGTTTAAAAACGTTCACAATTTTCTGAGCCAATCAGAATGTTTAATGATTAAAAGAATAGCTGACACCACAGAAAAGTGGGAAGGCAAAGTACACGGAAACGATAAAGAAGCTACTAAAGTTAATGATGTTAGAAAGGTAGATGTTTATCCTTTTCAAGACTTAGCATTAGCTGAAATGATTTTTGAAACTGTTAAGATTTATAACGATGATTATTTTAGATTTGATATCGCAGGTATCTTTGATAATCTACAACTGTTGCATTACAAAGAAGGTTGCCATTACGATTGGCACACTGATATAGGCGATGGTATTTATTCTAATAGAAAGATATCAGCATCTATTTTACTTTCCGATAGCTGTGCAGGAGGAGAGATTGTTTTAAAACAAGGAGCAGATAGACCAGTACATATGGAAGTAGGAGACATGGTGTTGTTTCCAAGCTATGTATTGCATAAGATAACACCAATAACTAAAGGAGAAAGATGGGCTTTGGTAACTTGGATACAAGACATCAAGCCTTTTAGATAACATGAACTGTTGGCACTGTAACACAAAACTAATATGGGGTGGAGATCACGACATTGAAGAGGTCGATGAAGGCTACCTAATTGAAACCAATCTAAGCTGCCCTAACTGTCATGCAGAAGTGTATGTTTATTTACCAAATAATAAGGAAGAGAAATGAGTTTACTAGGAACAAGAGAATATTACAAACCATTTGATGATGCATGGATGTTTGATTATTATGTATTACAAAACCAAATGCATTGGATGCCGGAGTCTGTACCACTACATACAGATGTTAAAGACTGGCAAGAACTTTCAAAGACTGAAAAGAATCTATTGACTCAAATCTTTAGATTGTTTACTCAGTCTGATGTTGATGTTGGTTCAGGATACATAGACAGATACATGAGAATCTTTAAAAAGCCTGAAGCACGTATGATGATGGCATCGTTTGCTAACATGGAATCAATTCACCAACATGCCTACAGCTTACTGCTTGATACAGTCGGTATGCCTGAGATAGAATACAAAGCTTTTGCAGAGTACGAACAGATGTCTGATAAGCACGAATACATTAGTGGTATCAAGACCACGTTAAAGGATAAAGAAAGCATTGCAAAAACTTTAGCAGTCTATTCAGCCTTTACCGAAGGACTACAGTTGTTCTCAAGCTTTGCAATCTTGTTAAACTTTCCAAGGTTTGGTAGGATGAAAGGTATGGGTCAGATAGTTACCTATTCTATTCGTGATGAATCAATGCACGTAGAAGCTATGACTAAACTATTCAGACAATTTATTCAAGAGAACATAGAGATATGGACAGATGAATTTAAAAAAGAACTGTATGAAGTCTGTAGAGAAATGGTAAAGCTTGAAGATAAATTTTTAGACTTAGTGTTTGATATGGGAGACATACAAGGTTTAACCAAGAAAGATATGTATGCTTACAACAGATATATTGCAGATAGAAGACTGTTACAGCTTGGATTAAAAACTAATTACGACCAACGAGAGAATCCTCTTGGTTGGATAGATGAAGTCATGGGAGTGGAACATCAGAACTTCTTTGAAGGAAGAGCCACATCATATATGAAAGCCGGTCTACGTGGTAGACAAGATAAAGTGTTGTTTTTTGATACAAGCGGAGAAGAATAATGAGCAACAACAACGAAGCAAACTTGATAAGTTTTAAAGTCTTACTAACGAGAGACAATAAAATCGTTACAGAGTTTAGTATGCTACCTGAGAATGAGGTAGATAATATTTTTGATATAGATGAAAGAGACTTGATAAAGGCTGTACTACGTTCAGGTAAGTACAAGATGTCAGGGTTACATGAATATTTTAAAAGGGAGTTACAAGCTTTAAAGTTGGGGTAGCATTACACTACCCCTTTAAAAGTCTACTTAGATATCTTAATCTTTACAGGCTTCTTCTCTTCAGGAATAATCCTTTCCATTTCTATAGAAAGTAATCCATTCTTAAGTGTTGCCTTTTTAATTTCAATATCTTCGGCTAGATTAAAACTTCTTTTGAAAGAACGTTGAGCTAGTCCTTGATGAATAACTCCTTCAACTTTCTCTTCTGATTTCTCGTAAGAGATTGTTAAGGTTCTTTCTTCAAGAACAATATCAATGTCCTTGTCAGTAAGTCCTGCCATAGCCATTTCAATTGTATAAGTTTCTCCATCCTTGATAAGATTATAGGGTGGATAGGTTGGTGCTTGTTTAGCACGAGATTGTGTCTTCAACATCTCATTAAAGAGTCTGTCAAATCCCACATAGGTTGGTGTGAATAGACCATTAAGGTCCAATATATTTCTGCTCATAATATACTCCTTTTAATAAGCAAGTTTATAATAGCCTTAGAACACTCATAGAGCCATTCTAAGAACGTTTCTGATACTATCCTATATGAGGATACCTATCAAGAAATCAAGTGTTTATTTATCTTCTCTATCAGGAGTATTAGAAGCACCAAAGTAAAAAGATATTACTGCACTTGCCAAGCCTCCTAAATAACCTAACACTAAAGACACGATAGTATCTGAAGTACTGTCAGGCGGTTGTAAAGTTACTAAGAATATGTAACCAAAGAATCCTGTTAGTGTAACGGTTCCTAATATTCTAGGTGTCCAATCTTTACTAAACTTCTTTCTAGCATCTTGTTTATCGTCCACCTCTAATTCAAATACGTCAACCTCTAACTCTTTCATCTGAACTTTAAAATCGTTCTCAGCCATTTTAAGTTCAGCCATTTGCTCTGCTGTCAGGTTGTTCATTGCTTGTTCTAAAGACTTAGGATTATTTGGTACTCCCAAGACTTTACTAATAATTTGTCCAGCTTGTCCACCTAATGGACCCCCTATCGCTGCACCAAGCGTAGGAGCAAACGCACCTAATAAACTTTTTAATTTATCCTTCATTGTAATTCCTCTGTTGTTATGGTACCTTCCAATAAATCATTCACCGCATCTAATAAAAAATCAGGAGCATCATCTACATATGGATTGTCTTCGTTCCATGCAACCATAAACGCCTCTACTAAAGTTTCATAAAGCGGTCTAAACTCTTCACGCTTTATCCAAGCTAGACCAGACTTTGTACGGGCTTTACAATCTATTCGATATGCCACATCCATTTGTTTCTCTGTATATAATAACATTAGACTTGCTCCAGTACCATAGCTTGTAGTTCTTTACTACGTCTACCAACTTGTTTAAACCATCTGCTGTCTTCCATTTGAACAGCCATTTCTTCCCAGTCATGGTGTTGACAAGCTTCTATCATCTTACGAAACTTTGAAAGCCTTGAACCGCCTAGATTAAAACACATATTAACTATGACTCTTTGGATAGGTTCCGGTAAGTTTTCAAACACATGGTCGCCACCGATAACATGGATAGCTTCGTGGTAATGTTTGTCAAAGTCTTCATCAAAGTACATGTCAACAACTTCTTGTTTAACAGGTGTACCAAGTTCCCAAGTATACTCAGGGTCACTAGGCTGACATAGATGTCCAACACCAAGAGTTTTATAGCCTAGACTATCTTCATAGATTTCCAAGACTTCACCCTCGTGTCTCTTAATTTCAGCTTTACAAAGTTCTCTGTTCATTATTTAAAACCTAATATTTTCATTTGATCAACCAGTCCACCTTCTCGCATAGATACAACTCTTCCACCTTTTACAGCTTCTTTAATTTCGTCTGTTATCTCTACACTAAATGCATTATGCTTTTTAGGCACGGTAACAATATTGTCTTCCATAAGTTTTTTATTTTCTAAAGATTCTCTAAGCATCTCAAAGGCTTCATCCTCTCCAAATTTTTCTATGTTCTTCTCATACATGTGTAATCTATAAGCATCTTCCGGTGTAATAATACCCTCTTCGTATAGTGGGTCTATATACAATACATCATTTTCTTTTGAAACAGATTCACCATATTTTTTAGTAAACTTATTAACAGCAGCAGGGATTTCTTTATTATAAATATCTATAACTTTTTTACCGTCTCCTTCTAAGGAAGCTGCGTCATATCTTTTAGATGTATTAGCAAAATTAGCAGCTTGGAAAATCTCATCCACCAGTTGAATTTTTGTAAGATACCTACCTCTAGGACTAAACACAGATGTAATTAAATCTATATCTATACTAGGTATATTTCCATCTTCTATATCTTTTAGAAATTTTGCTTTTTCTTTTTCATCTATAAAATATTTATTTAACAAATTTTCTTTCGTAATTGGTTCTGCTTTGGATTGATAGGTTTTTACATTATCTTCTATTACATCTTCTCTTTGTAAAATAAGTTTTGGATTTTTCAATTCTTTAGAAGTAAGTTTAGAATCAAAACCGTGCACATATTTATGTGGTAAAGGCAATATAGTTTTTTCAAAAACATATTCTTCTTTATCTTCAATAAAAGCTTTTAATAATCTAGATGATTCAGATAAAGTTTTTTGAACATACTTAAATTCACTAGCCAACATCGTTCCAATTTGACCGAACTTTTTTGGCAAGTATGAGGATTGGATTAAAACATCTAAATGTTTAATTAGGTATTCGACTGGGTCGACTCTTTTAGGCATAGCTGCGGATAGCTCTTCAAAGTGCTTAAATAGATCCATCGTTTTCAGTATGTTCGCAGCTACCACCTTTTGATTTTCTTCTGGATATTTTTTAAGATTAGTTAAAAATTCTTTTAGAGCATTTAAAAAAGTACCCACATCGCTGCTATAAAAGTTTACACTTTTTTTCTGTGTTGTTTTTGAAACAAAATCATCAAGGTCTTTTGCAAAGTTTTTTACCGTATCAGATACTTCTGGAGCCTTTGCTATCTTTATAGCGTTTACGATATCAACTTCTTTTTGATTTCTTGCTAATTGTTCAGTAGCATTTATAAACGAAACCCTATCATAATTACCTTCGGCAGCAAGTTTCATTATATCTCTAACTACAAATGTTGCCCAATCTTTTTTATACGGGAAGTCTGCTATCTCTTTACCTTCTGACTTGTATCCAAACTTTCTACCAGCAGCATGAACATCTGACTGAATCTCTTCTACAAACAATACGTTTTTACCATCAACATCTGTCCTATCTGATACTCTATAGTGAGCAATCTCATCACCCCCACCGAAGTGCTTAGTACCTTCATCATCGGTAAACTTCATTCCAGCTTTTGGATTTTCGATGTGTAATGTAAACTCTCGATAGTTTCTTGCCCCACCTACAGGCAATCTAAATCCACTGAAACCACCATACTTAGTAGGCAGTGTTCTGCTTAAAAGTTCTTTATCCGTTACATTTCCTGAAGGCTGACTCTCTCTCAACAAACCAAGTAAAGATTCCTCCCTGTATGGTTCATCCCAAATTTCACCAATGTAGTCAACGTCTCCATTTACACGTGCTTCTTTTTGTAAAACAATCTGTGCTTCATCAAAGGCTACTTCTGCTGCATCATCAACAATTTCTCCATCTATCAGTGCAGTATATTTATCACGCTCATTACCTATAATTTTATATTCAATACCGCTGTTCTCTCCCACAGTAGTATAAACTTTAAACGACATATCGGGTGAGGAATAATTTACATCTGTTAAACGATTTGCAAACTCAATAGCGTCTTTTTCTGTTTGAATAATTGGCTTCATTTTTATACCATCTTCTAGCAAAGCCTCATACTCACCTATACTTTGTACAGATTTTTTATCTATTATTTTTCCTTTATTGTTAATTACATTGAAGTTTGGTAAATCGTTTTCAAAGACTTGTGTCATATCTATATAGTCTACTAACTCATCTAAATCATTTTCGTTAAAATTTTTCACTTTAAAAGCCGGTGATAATTCAATTAACTCGTTTTTAGTTCTTTCAAAAAACGTATTCTTTTCTTCAAGAGTAAGCTCTTTAGACATTGCTTCATCGTATTCTAATTTAAGAGCTACTTCTGGATTACTTTCAGAATAATATGGTGCATCTTCTCTTCTTTCTATTCTATAAATTTTAGGCTTTCTTTCTTGAATAGATTTTATAACGTCAAAAGGAGACCAGTCTTTAAAGTTATTAGACTCTGTAGCAAGTTCATCAAAATCTACAAAAGCAATTTCTTCTTGAGATATGCCTTGTCTTTTTGGAGAACGTAAATAATTAACTAACTGTTGACCGGTTTTAAAATTATTTTGTTTTTGTGCTTGGATAGCTTCTTCCTCTAATGCAGATTTATATCCTGCTAAATCATAGCTTGGTTGCAATCCTTTCTTTCTAATTAAAACACCGACACCCGACATCTTATATTTGTTAGGTAAATCAACAACCTCAAACTCTTTACCAAGCGTACCTGATAAATAATCTTTTAGCTCCTCTCTTGTAAATCCTTTTTGATATGTACCCCTTGCGGTAATCAATTCAGAATCAGAGATTTGTTGTTTTGCATTTGGCAAAGCTTTTAAAACATCATCTTTTGATCTAACAGTTATAACTGCAAGACCATCATCATCTAACAAGCTGCCAATTTTTTTAACAGCTATATCTCTGTCTACTTTAGGCAAGACATTTAAAACAGAAAAGTTAGTAATAAAATTATATTTTCTTTGTATCTCTTCTGGCTTTATATAATCCGGTGTTCCGTATTTCTCAGCCTTATCCAGCTGTGGATATGGTTCAAATGTATCCGCTTTTAAAACTTGTCTAGCTTGATTGATCTGTATACCTGAACCATAGTCTAGTGCATCATACTTGTTATAGTCTTCCATAATTTTAGAAGCTTTATCATACGTACCACCGGTTGTAGCTATCTGAGTTTTCTGTGCTTGTGCAGGATCATACTCAAGTTTTTGAGGTACCGTTTTAGCTTTTTGGAAAGCTTTTAAAAGAGGACCGCCTATTGATAACTGCACACGCTTACTCTGCTCTGCATAAGATAACCCTGTATATGGATCAACTCTATCGGCAGGATCATCTTTGGTGTATGGAACTTCTTGAATACCTTTTACTAAACCACCCTCAACAAAACCAAGACGATCAAACGTTTCCATTTCGTCTTCACTATAGTTTTCTTTTAATTCTAATAGTGGAAGCTTTCTAAACTTACCATCAATCTCACGAATCAATCTATTTAATTGACTACGAGAGACCTCTGGATGCATCTTTAAAAATATATCTTTCTTCTCATCGCTAACGGTAAGAGGTTTAAAATATTCTAACTCAGGATTAGTTATTTTAAAATCTTCTCTGACGATACTTGGAAGATTTCTTTCTATCATAACCAACTCTAACTGAGCTTTGTTTAAATTATAGAACGGTTCTT